ATATAAATCAACGTTCGTACTTGATAAGGAGATTAATGCATTTGCATGCTGGCTTGATATAGAAAGCTATTATAATATGATTAACAAACAGTCCTAGAGTCTAGAGAGAGTATCGGTTTAGATAGACTTCACATTGCTCGTCGAAGCGTGTACCTGATGCTTTTTTTGTAGTTGCCGCACTCTTAGCAGCACGTGCACCTTTAACGGCTAGCTTTCTAGCTGGCTTAAACTTAAAGATCTTAACTACATCAGCAAACGGAACCATAGAGACCGCACTTATACCAGCGTTAATAAGATGCTTCTTCTTACCATCCTTCTCGTCAGCAGCTGCAGCTCTTAAAAGAGAGATGACAGCATTTGCACCATCTGCAGCTGTACCTACTGTAGGTTCAATACCTGCAACATCCAGGGCTGTTTGAATTTTATCTAGCGTACTCATTAACCCTTTAAACCGCTTAAGTAATCCTTAGTATATGAGTTAACCTCCATTGAAGGTGTTACAGCTTTGGATGGAATAGCATTATTTTTAACAGGTAGTGATCTCTCTGTCTTTCTTAGCTTTACATCACCAGCGTCTGACATGTTTGCGATATTCTCCTCATCTTCCGCTTTATCGTTCAAGTAATCATCCACTGCCTTTGGCTTAAGCTGAATCTGATTATCATATCTAACACCATCAGGAATTGGATCTAGGTTAGGGTAAGGAGACTCACCAGGCTGACCTAAGCAACAGGGAACTGAGCAATGGTGAGTTATTCTACCACCCATATTATCTAGAGCAATGGTAAGCACTGGCTCTGATGAACTACCATTAGGACTACCTGGATATCTTCCAGGATGCTCATTCTTCATATCAACAACTCTAATATGCAGTCCAGAGTCGATCATTTGATCGATATGATCTTTCATGTTTTGACCTAACGACTTATACGCGTCATGTGTTTTGAAGTTATCGTTAAATTTAAAGATGTTACCTACTAAGAACCCACCACTCTCAAATTGTCTCTTATAATTCTCAATAAGTCTAATAAACTTTTTTTGCTTAGCCATACTATTATTTATAGCCAGTTGTCAATATTTACACGTAAATGTATACTTTTAAATAACTTTAAAACATGTCATAGTGTAGTGTGGTGAATAAATATACTTGTGATTGAGTTAGATATATTAAAACAGTCTACATCTGAAAAACGATCTATACAATCGGGATACCTATATAACGATATTCAGCTTGATTTAAGCTTATCTAGATTTACAAAAGATGAGTTATATGCTGAAGCTCAACCTAAAGATCTAGCAGAGATACAGGATGCTCAGGCAATATATAACGCTGTTCTAAATATTTTAACAACAACACCTGGTGAAAAACTTCTAAACCCTACATTTGGTCTAGATTTAAGAGATTATCTATTTGAGCCTATTAATACAACCACATCTTACTTTATAGCTACAAATATATTTCATAATATAGGATCGCAGGAACCAAGGATATTACTTGAGGCTGTTTCTGTAACTGGTGAGGCAGACGAGGGTGAATATCATGTAGATATTTTATTTTCGATACCAACACTAGATATTTACAACTTAAACCTAAAGGCAACATTAAATAGAGATGGATACGTAGTAATATGAGCTTAGAAAATTTTACAGATTTTAAATTACCGAAAAACGCATATTTGAGTTTTGATGCGAACTCTCTTAAGGAGTTAATTATAGATAGACTTAACGAGAATGAAACTTTTACAGATCAAAACTTTGAAGGTTCAAACTTCAGTGCTTTTATTGATGTGGTTGCATATATGTATCATGTGCTGTTGTTTCATTTAAATACAACGTCTAACGAGAGTACATTTACTACAGCTACTATATATGAAAATATGAGTAAGTTGGTATCTAATATTGGCTATAAACCTCTAGGCGATCAAACATCTATTTTAGATGTAGCTCTACGAGCTCAAAATATTAGTGCGGGTGTATATACTATACCTAGATTCTCAATAGTTAATGTGGGTAGTGTTAGTTATTGTACGTTAAAGGATATAACGTTTGAGAAGGTACAGAGCGGTACAGGGGAGACCTTAGAGGTTAATTATAGTATACTACATCAAGGAGCAATAAGAGAGGCTAACTTTACAGCATCAGGAGAGGAATATGAGACCTTTACGCTGATAGATACGTATACAACTCCACAGGTAAGTAAGTCTGTTACAAGTATACAAAATGAGAAGTTTATTGCTGATAACGCATTTACTGTCTATGTTAAAAATAGTGTGACTGGTGTATGGACTCAGTGGAAGGAAACGGCTTCGTTATTTTTAGAGAATCCAAACAATACATGCTTTGAGAAGAGATTGAATCATGATGGTAATTACGAGTTTAAGTTTGGGGACGGTAACAATGGATTATCTCTTAAGGAGGGTAGTAGTGTTGCTATTTTTTATGTCGTATCTGATAACGAGATTGGTGTATTAGGTGGTGGTGCTGTTAATGGTAAAAATTTCAACCTTTATACATCAAACACCTTTAACGAAATTAAAAGTCAATTATATGAAGATGTTAGTCTTATTCAGCCAGTAAACTTACCAGACATATCTTTAAGTAACGAGTATTCATCGACACCAGTTAAGTTAGCTGAGACTGTGGACGAAATTAAACGTAATGCACCGGGAATATTTTCTAGTCAAGATCGCTTGGTGAGTAAAGCTGATTATGAGGCGCATATTAATAGAGGCTTTAGCAATATAACAAGATCAGTTAAGGTTCTTTCAAATGAAGATTACACCTCACAGGTATTGTTTTACTTTAATAAGGTTGGTATAAGTCGTGGATTAGATGATGCACGTACACTACTAGCACAGGTTAACTTTTCAACATCAACAAACTTTAACAATATATACATATACACTGTACGTACTAATCAACCTGTTTTAGATGAAAGGATACCCAATTATTTAAACGAGGGGCAGAAGCGGTTAATTGTTGATTACTGTAATAGAAAGAAAGATATAACACACAACATTGTAATATCTGATCCTATTTTTAAGGCCTTTAGTTTTGGCGTTGGTGAGGTAACGGACAGTAATACAATTGATAATATTGTAAATGACTCTTTTTTGAGAGTTACTGTTGATAGAAATGTATCTATAAGTAATGCTTCGATCTATGATAGTATAGTAAAAATATTTAAGAGAAACTTCAGCTCTATAGAATTAGGATCTTTAGTTAGTACTGCTCAGATTACTAGAGAGATTTTAAACATTGATGGTGTTGAGGGTCTCGAGACTGTTAATGGTAATAATGTTACACCTAATTTAAGTTTTATAATTTGGAATCCAGATTATAGGTATATAGATAACACTATATTAGCTAGAGATTATAAGCTTAAGGATTTTGAATATGCTTATTTTTATAGCATATCAGATGTTGCTAATAAAATCGCCATACGTAGAGTTTAATATAAGTAATATATATGCCTGGAGAAGACGAGTCAGACGAAGTAAAGTTCGAGTATAGTTTCTACTATACTGTGGCAGGCTCTACAGGTGCAGAGACATTAACCGGATATGCTCTAGACGTCGACCCATTATATTTTAAGCCTGTATTTGGTGATTTATGGCCTAGCGAATATTCGGATAAGAGGATTGTCTGGGATTTTGGTGACGGTACAAAGATGGAGTCTGTTACAGGAAGACATTCATACACCACTCCAGGTAGGTATAGAGTGCGTAGTTATATATATGATAATGCTGGTAATGCTTATTATAATACATTCTCCGTGACTGTTGAAATATCTGACTTCGTACAAGATAGGATTTTATTAGATGTAGATAAGAATACGTGTGATATAGATCATCTTACCGGGGAGATTAAAAACCCCATACCTATTATTCAGTATAACTCTGCTAGAGCTTTTAATAAAAATAATGGTTTACCACCTGTAGTTACATATATCGAGCCTAAAAGCTTTAGTGCTAATTATGATTACTTTGATAATGTGAGGTTTAATCAGGCATACGGACACTTAACACCATCATATACGTTCATACAGAGATTTAACAATACAGAGAATTTACCTATAAGTGCCGTACAGATTCAGGAGTATGGTAATATATATGCTGTAGCTTCTGGTGGTGAGTTGTTAATGACATCTCAAAAAGTAGAAGGTGCAGAGTTCGCGGGGGTGTCAAGTAGAAACATTGTATATTTTAGAAGCGATATTCCAGGCATTTATAATTTATCCTTTGGCTTTGAGCAAGGGTCAATATTTGACTATACTAACACAACAACATATGGCGTGTCTGCTAAAATTTGTGAAAATGATTCTTTTGAAAGTCTTAGTATTACCTCAAATGGATTAGACGGCGAAGATTTAGACTTTAACGCGTTTGATATTAATCCAGTTAAGTTTGCTTGTACAAAGATTCCATTCGTTGTAAAGATTAAGGATGATGATGACTTTACACAGAAAGCTCTTCCCTTAATGGAGTTAGAGTCATTACCTGGTAGTGATCATTTACCACTAACAGCTACTTTAACTGACGGTGTTAGTACATATGATGCTGAGTTTGTATCTAACTTTAATGATATTTCTTCATCTTTTATTCCAGGTGACTTTAACGGTTATGCTGGAGGCTTCTTTAGGGGTTATTTTGTTATAGATACGGATGTTGTATTAGAAGATGTTTGGATACAAGCAAATACAACATACGATGGAAATGCTCTGTCTGGTGTTAGTAATACGTTTAACATATACCCTAAGGATTATTATATTGTAGCAAAGCAGGGTGAGGATATTGACTTTACAGAGATATTTAAGGACGTCGCAATTCAACCCTTATTTACAGATACAAGGGTATTAATGAATGATTTTATTGGTAGTATATTTGGTAATATAGAGTCAGCTCAGGATAGTATAGGTAAGAGCACATATGAGAAGATACAGAACTTTGTTGATAATAATAGTGACCTAGATCACGCTAACATTGATCAGTTAGCGTCTATTTTCGAATCATACGATCTCCCAAAAGTTAATAAGTACTCAACGCCACCTAAAATTAAGAGACTTGTAGATCTACTTTCAATAAGCAAGTCTAGGTTGTTTGGAGAGGTAAATCAAAATAGAGAAGACTTTAACTCATTCGGCTATTTGGATAACAGTTGTTATGGAATTGATAGATGTGAACCCATACCACGAGATGGTGTTGTTTTTGCTGGGTTTGATATAATAGCCTTTGAGAAGTATAGTGGTAAATGGACAACGCTTAATACAATGCTACCGTTATGTGCTAGTAACTCTCCATCGCTTAGTGTTTTTAAGATTGATCCAATATTAAATGTATCAACGTGTCTACCCAATATATCTTGTACAGAGATATACACGGAGTCGCTCTCAAGTATTAAATTAGAGAGTAATTATTTATCTATATGTATAGAGGGATCTCTAGATGACGATGGTATAGTGTTCTTAAACACTAGTTATTATAATCTAAGTGACTATAACTCTACATGGGGTTGGCCTCTTACACTGGATGGTGACGGTACATTGTTTGATGTATATGAGTTTTATTATAAGACTAGATATGATAAGACTGAGATAGAGGGCTCGGTGATTAATTTTGAGGATGAAAACACCACTATAAATAGTAACTACACATACAATGAGTGGTCAAAACCAAATGGTATAATGTCGAATATATTTGCAAATGCCTTATATGATGGTTTAGATCTCTTCAATTGCACCACACCAGACTAAATATATTCATGCCTGGTTCTCTACCTGTACCTGATCCTATTGACAATCCTCTAGATTGTACAGCACCTACTACATCTGCTGCGATTTTAATTGATAAGACTGATATATCTACAGGTCCATACACGCTTGGTGACAATATAACATATCAAGTCTCTCTATCAAACACTGGAGGTGCAGGTCTCTTTAACGCCACACTGGTAGATACATTATCCTCTATTAAAATATTAGATGATCCACTAGGGCTTATGAGTGGTGGCGGTGCTTGCATAAATGCAAATTGGGTAACTAATATTATATATGACTATATAGTAACAGATGCAGATATAACGGCAGGTAGTATTTCAAACACAGCTACTCTATCATCACCACTATTAAGTGCTAGTGCTACACACGAGCTATTTAACATTTTTGGGCCGGGTGTTATTAGCGGTAGTAAGGTAGAAACATCCACAGGACCATATACTGTCGGAGATACAGTATCTTTTCAAGTTAGTGTGTCTAATATAGGCGAGAGTACTGTTAATAACGTTAATTTATCGGACTCACTTTCACCTATTAACTTAATAAGTGATCCACTGTTAATACTAAGTCAAGGAATAACGCTACAACCACTATCATCAGCATCTGTTTTATATGATTACATTGTTACAGAGAGTGATGTAACAACTGGTACAATATCTAACTCGGCATGTATTACATCAGATCTAGGCGAGATATGCTATACTTCATATGTTACTGAAGATAATCTTGTTGAGCGCGGAAAGTTAGTTGTTGTTAAAACTGAAGACTCTTCAGGACCATATATTAAAGGAGATGTTATCAGCTACCAGGTAGATGTAACAAACATAGGTGGTAAGGATGTCACAGATATAATTTTATATGATTCACTACCTAATATTACATTCACGAGCGATATAAGTGGTTTATCTGCTGGTAATGTTACTTTAGTTCCGGGTGCTAGTGCGGTAGTCACATACAACCACACTATAATTAACGAGAACGTAGCAATTGGATCTGTAACTAATATAGCTAGTATAACATCCGACTTGGGGGTGACTCCTAGTAATACAGTAATTGTTAATGATATCACTATACCTGGTAGGTTAGCTGCTATCAAGACTGTATTAGGTACTGGGGGTGGTAGTGGGGGTGTCAGTTCTAATGATAATATCACTCTATGGGAGCCTGGTGATTTGGGTTATGATGCTACTAATCTTTTTCGTAATAAAAATGCTAAATATGTTTTACCTTCTGAAGATGAGTGGTATAAAGCAGCATACTATGATGGTGTTAACAAGGTATATTGGGATTATCCAACAGGCTCAAATAGCGAACCTACAGCTGTGTTAAGTGGTACACTGTCTGGTACATCTGTATATAATCAAGCTGGTCCAGCTGATGTTGATAATTGTGGTGGCCTTAGTCCTTATGGTACGATGGGCCAAGGCGGTAATGTGTGGGAGTGGAGTGAGAGTGTTAAAAATCAACCTAATAATGATGGTGATATAGCACGTGTATACCGT